ATAAATGTTCGTGTCGTTTAAAATGTCCTTGAGCACCTCGAAGGTTTGCTTGAACGCGCTTGCCTGGATGGTCACGAGACGCATCATTGTCTACACTCCGATCGCACCATTTCTCTAAACTCATAGCTCGACGCTCTCGTACACGGCGCCCTGTCCGACCGGTGCATTAATTTTTTTTTCGAGCTCCGGGGTGATCGGGGGTGCGAGCGCCTGTCCGTACCCATCGAGCGCGAACGTGTCGTCGTACACGTCGCCACCGTCGATCCCACCCATGTTACACGCGCTCCCAAACTCGTGGTGGGAAATGTGCTCGTTCGGCAACAGCGACTGTAACCAATTTTTTATTTCCGAACCAATTAATATTTTTCCGTTTTTCGTGAGCATGGTCGGAACCCTGGTGATCCTGTCCCTGAATTTCATCGGGAGCCCGTGAACGTTGACGTCGTGGTAATGAACGATCTGTTTCAGCTGTGGGTGTTTCTGGATGAACGTGATGACGTCCTTTGAGTGTGAACATTTCTGACTGAAAATAAGCAGAGACATAATTAATTATAATTCGTATTTTTTATACTTAGAGAAATCGCGCTCGACACACATAAGATGACCATGGACCAATCCTGGCAACGTTTTAAAAGCAATGTCAATCGATTACCCGACACGTTCCCGTTTGATTTCGTCCTGGTGATGTGCCGGGACTGTTTTTTCGTCGCCTTGTGGGTCGGGCATTTAATTTATTTCAAGACCCGGCAATTCATCCGAGACATGCGGGGCCCTGATCCCTTGACGGAGATTCACCGTATGAGGCGTCGACGGTTCGACGCACTGGAGACCGACGAGGAATACACCGACGACGAATCAGACGGCGATGAAAAAAAAGAGAAATAATTAATTTGTAATTAAATACCAGATGAACAACACCAGGCTCCTAGTACTCGCGTCGTTCGCGGTGTGCGTGATCACACTTATTCCAAATCGCCGTGAGAAATTTACCGAATGGTTCGATCACGGAAAACCATCGCGCGAGGTCGTTTTGGCGGCCGATGAAATTAATTTAAATAATTACGATGAATTCGAACCGAAAATAACACACGACGCGATGGACTTAATCGTGCGCGCGACGAACTTTGCCGTGCAGCAGCGTCTACGCGTGCCGACTTACGTCATCGAGACGACCGCCGTGAAGGCGTATCGCCACAGGGAAAACAACGAGACCATGTACGAGATCCAATTCATGTTGGTGAAACAGGCGGGGTACGCTCACGGGTTCAGCGTGACCGCCATGGTCGAGTCGAAGAGCGATGAATCGGTCGAGGTCGTGTCCCTGCGTACGCAACCGATCGACGTGAATTCCCCCGCGGACACGGCCGTGTACGAATCGAGCGGTGGTCGCGAATTCGTCGATTACACCATCGTCCGCGACACCGTACAACTCGACGTGGACGCCGTGTTAAACCGGGCACAAAAAAATAGCACCGCACAGTAGGCGAATGATAGACATCAAGGTCATCGAAGCCATGGAATCGCGGAAGCGTCAGACACTCAAGGACACGTACGCGAAGATATACGAGCAGATGGAGCGCAAGTTGCAGCAGGCGGTGAACATGCGTCAGAAACAGGTATTTTTGCGCGTCCCGACGTACGTCGTGGGTTACCCACCTTTCGATCTCGAGGCGGCGCAGAGGTACCTCGCTCGTCAGTTTGCCCGCGGTGGATTCGACGTCCAGCGCGTCGGTACGGTGGACATATACGTGAGTTGGGCGTCCGCGGCCGCGAGCGCGCGATCGAAGAAGATGAAAACGCCGGGTGCACCGACACTCGCCGACGACGACTTTGAATTCCCATCGCTCGTGAATTTGAAGAAGGCTGCCAGTCAGTGGAAATAAACTTTTTTGTGCGCGTATGACAGATGAAGCAACGAACGGTCATCGCGCTCATTGTTTTATGTGGGGGTGCCGTGTGCTTACTCGTCGCACTGGGCGGTGTCGCCGCGGTCTTCTCGATGTTTGGCGATAGTGACGATGATGGGACGGGTGGTTCCGGAGGCTCCGACGATGGCACCGATACAGACGACGATACAGACGACGATACAGACGACGATACGGGTGGCGAGGGCGAGGGTGAGGGCGAGGGCGAGGGCGAGGGCGAAAGTGAGGACACCGCGACGTGGGCGAGACCCATCGTGTTCAAGGCGTATAGCTCGTACGATTGTTCGGGAACTCCGATCCACAAGGTTGAACGCTCACCGCCATTTATCGAAGAGTGCGGCGACATGCCCGTGACAACGACAAAGGAATACGCACAAAAGCTTAGGTGTGAAGCCGAGGCCGAGGAGGTACCGCGCTCGACCGTCAAGGGCGAGTTCCCCCAATGGGACAGAACGACGAACGAAGATAACGGGGAAATATGCTGTATTGAGATTGAAAACGTCAATGTATCGGGTGTACACGATGCGAGAGTCTTGAACGCGGGTGTGGACGTGAATTCCGGTGAAATCCTCATACCTACGCGCTATTGGCACCCGCGGAAGGATGTCGATTATACCAGCAACGACAAACACGGTACGTATACGAACACGAGCATCAATTCGACGGATGATGTGCGCGAGTGCATGAAAAACTACAACCTCAAGTGGAGTGCTCGAGTATAGATTCTAAACCCTAGACATGTGATATGGCGTCATTATCAGACGCGCATTTCGATGAAGATATCATTCACGCGAGACTTTCGACGCGGACACGCGCGTAAACAGCGGAACCCCTCGCGCGCGGCCGAACCGTCCAACGTCGACGACGACGGACTCCCCGCGCCCGCGGAAAGAGCGCGCGCGCTTTCGGAAGTGAACGATCTCCGCTCCGAAAACACGCGTCTTAAGAAAAACATAGAGCTCTCTCTCGAAGTACAGAGCGCTATGCAGGACGAAATCGGCGAAATTTCGCGCGAGCGCGACCGACGGAACGCTCAGATCGTCGCCATCGCCGATCAGTACACGCGCGCGATCAAGGTGTACCGCGACGCCGCGCGGCGGATTCGAAAACGTCGTCGTCACACGGTACCGCGCGCCTACTGGAAAAACCGCATCAGGCTTAGAGAAATAATTATACCATCATGTAGTAGATAAGCAAACATGAGCGATTTATCCGTTCTCGTCGAGGCCAAAAAAGAATACACCGCGCAACTCGCCACGTGCATGAGCGATCCGATGATCGACGTGTTCCATCGCATGTATCAGGAAGCCGCGAAAACGTCCAAGGGTAAAAAAGTTCTCGTCGCGTTCCAGGCGCTGCTCAAAGACACCCCGAACTGGTCGAACTCCATGGTGAAGGGTCACACCGACGCGGTCGTCGACTCGTGTTCGTATTTCAGCGATTTGCTCGCGGCTGTTTTCGTCGCGTCGACGAAGATAATGAGCTCGGTGCGTCTTCGTCAGGACACTCGTAAGATTTCACTGAAAATGCCGAGCAACGAGACGTTCACGCACACCGTGTACATAAACGCCGCGAAGGCGATCTATTCCGACCCGTACATTTTCGGTGATGACATATCCGAGCAAAAGCGAGACGCTGATCTCCGCGTTCGGTTCTCCAAGGTCATCGAAGACAGCGTGAAGGAGTTGATCCCGATCAAGGAGATCCTTTCGACGTACATGGCCCCCGCGCCCGAAGACGACGCCGACAGCAAGGACATCGATCTGAGCGAAGACGTCGTCGACGGTGAGGACCCCGACATCGTTTCAGACGACGATGAAGAAGAAGGGGGTGAAGAAGAATACGAGGAGGAATATGAGGAGGAAGAGCCGCACGAGGAGGTAAAGACCATGCCCGTGCAGGCTCCCGTCGAAGCACCACCGACGATGGCCGCGACTGCACCCGCACCGACATCGGGTCCGCCCGTGATCAATGAATTCGGTCCACCGCGTCCACCCGCACCGGGACCACAGGCCACGGTCGAGCAGCAGCCCGCGACGTTTTTCTCGAACGCACCCGACGCCCGCGTGCGCCGAAGATAAATTTTGTGCACCTAATGTAATACAGACACATGAGTCAAACATCCGAGATCGTGGATTATCTTCGCGACCCCGCGTCCGCGGCGGTGATCGCCGCGTGCACCACGGCCGCGTACATAGCGTTCAAGGCCAAAATCAATAACGAGGGCCCGCGTGAGCTCGTCGAATACGCGAAACCCGCCGCTCTCGTTGGAATTTTGGTTTACGTCATCGTCTCAAACGGGATGGGTCAAAAAGAGACGATATCGACTGAACCATTTCGATGATTGATTATCGCGGCAATTTAGACAAATGAAATTATATGTAGATAGCATAGTAAACGAAACCAGGATGGCCTCCGTCGGTGCATTTAATGACATGATGGCGACCTTCCTCAGTGAGCTTCAGAAGACATTACCGAACAAGAAGGGCGTGACGAAAGCCATCACCGGATTCGAGCTCATGCGCTCGGCGAATCCGCGCAAGGTCGTCGACACGTTCATGACGTCCATCGCACCGTACTCACAAAAAATCGCGACTCAGGACGCGACGTTCATGGACGATTTGCGTAACGTCGATGGACTTCGAGACCTCGATCTCGCGACGTCCTGGCAGACCATGTCCCCGAACACGCAATCCGCGGTGTGGCAATACCTCCAGACCCTGTCTCTTCTCGGTACGACGATCAGTGCGCTTCCATCCGAGACGCTCGACATGATTGAAAACATCGCCCAGGAGTGTGCGGACGGGATCGAGAAGGGTGGTGGCGAATTGAACCAGTCCGACCTCATGGGCGCGATGTCCAAGATGCTCGGGGGTTTGGGACTCGGTGGTGGTAAGAAATAAAAATATCGTACAACTGTAATGACTAAAGTGATGTCTGACTCCGTCGTTTGGTTTCGTGACATGAAGCAGCTCGTGAGATCTGACAAGGTGACTCAGTTTTGGCCGAACAACAATCAATCGACCGCCGATCGCGTGAACGCCGCGTCTCGATTCATCGTGTACGCGACGTGCATTTTGTATGCGATTCGACGCGACCCGCGCATCTTCATTCTCGGCGCGATGGCGCTCGCCATTCTTTACGTCATGCATGAAAACGGCATGATCGAGTCGTCGATGACGTACGTGGACCAAGTGGACGGCGTCGCCACGTGCAGACCGCCGACCGCGGATAATCCCATGGCGAACGTCATGCTCACCGACACGGGTGACGAACTCCCCGCGTGTGCGTACGGGAAAGTCGCGAATTTTACGAAACATTTCGCTGAGGACCGGATCATGTATGATTCCGGTCGTTCGCGCACGGCTCTTCCCGTGCACCAGCGTCGCGCGCACGCGCGTCAATTCATCAACGTCCCAGGGCACGCTGAAGACCAAACCGCGTTCGCCGAATGGCTCTATGGAAAGAAGGGTGCGCCCTCGTGTCGCACCGATCCGGCCTTGTGTAACCCGAACGCTCGCGGTGTGCAATTGGAAGCCTACGGCGGCATCGATGATGGTACCGGTCGCGGTCGACTTGGGTCGCGCTTCTCCCAAAGCACGCCGTAAACAATAATCTTTTTCTATAGTATAATGGCTCAGCAGCTTTCAGGACTCAGTAACCTCAACGCGGGTGTCATCCCGTCCGTGAAAGCCGGTGACGAAATTTTCATCTACCCTCAAAATTCGAGCGACCATTTGCCCGTCCGCCCGAACACGATGTTGTTCGGTACGGCGCCGTACAAGGCGGGAAAGGGTGCTCCGAGTGAATACATCGAGACGAGCGATGAACTCCGCCCGCAATCGACGACTCGATTCGGCAAGGCCATCGTTCAACCGACCGAGCACACTCTGTTCCCCGTGCACACGAACATGGCACCCGCCCCGGTGCCCATTCCGCGCGAGTACGCGTCGTCGCGCGCCGATGTTCAGAACGAACTTTTCAGTCAGCGATACTCGCGAAACTAAATTAAAATCGTATCGAATAGTAGAAATGGCTGACCCCATAAGCATCCTCGCCGTCGCTGGACTGGTATATGCCGGGCGTAAGCTCAGCGATGACACGCCTGTGAAGCCAGCGACCGCGGCGAAACCTCTCGAACTCGCGGGTGAGACGAAGGCGCGCATCGAGTACCAGGAAGAAGTGGATTCCGTGCCCGCGTGGGAACCGCAGGAGGACATCCCGTTCCCCGTCACGCAAAAGCGTGAACAAGGCAATTTCGGTGAAATCGCGCCACAGGCGCGCTCTTCCGGTGCCGAACTCCTCGGCATGCGCGATCGAATGCACGACGTCGGGCGAATGAATAACCTGTCGCCCGTGGAACGACAACAGGTCGGCCCAGGTTTAGGCGTCGACCCGAACGTGCCCGCGATCGGGGGCCATCAGCAATTGTTCCGCGTCAATCCGACGAACGTCGGTGAGTACCGCATGCACCAACTGCCGGGTCGCACGAACCACGGTGCGGACCAAACGGGTGGCCGAGGCACGGCGTTCGGAGAGCTCGGACGAAACAGACCCGAAAAGACCGCGTACCTCCCCGAGCGACTCCCGACCGTGCGCGGTCGCGCGGCGTTTTCGGGCACGACGCCCCGAGGCGAACACGTCAAGGGCGCTATTCCCACCAACCGCGCCGACACGGGCATTCGCGACGACGGCCTTCAATACGCGCCCGCGCAGCGCGTCATCGCGGCGCAGACGATGCCGCAGGCGCCGACGCGATTCAAGTCTGACGCCGACACGCAGTTCGCGTACTCGAACCAACCGTCCCCGGGAGTGAGCATATGGCGCCACGGGTACGAACAGTCCGCCGCGGCGCAGGTCGGACGCACGAACGAAGAACTCATGGCGCGCGGATTCCGACCCGAGGACCGACGCGGACAAGCGAACCGAGTCGGTAACCCTGGGCGCATGAACGTGCGCGAGAACGCGCTCAAGGCCGGCGGTGCGCTTTCGTCCGTTCGCATGGACCAAACGCGCATGGACTCGCGTTTCGGACCCGTCGCGGGCGGGTGGACGCAACAGTACGTGCAACCGACGCACCAGGACATGAACCCGCACAAGGACACGGTCAACCCCCACGCGCGCGCGCTCGGCCTCGCGTCGCAACAGCTCGCGTCCAACCCGTTCGCCCAGGACATTTCCCGTTAAGCTACCCCTGAAATTTCAAATGTAAACGTTTGTTTCATGACTCACGTCGTCTGTGCATGAGTCATGAACCAAAAAAATGTACACGTAATGTAAGATGTTCGGTTATCGAAGCGCCAATCGGAGAGCGAGGAATGGCAAACTCGCGAATGCGTGGGGGTCTCCCAAGATGAACGCGGGTGCGAATCGCGAACGATCAAATGTAAAAGGGCGTCCCAACGATAAAAATTCTAACGTCCCAAATGTCGTGACACCCAGGTCACGCAAAAAAATCGTCATCGACGGTGTCATGCGACTTGGTTTGGGTGTCAAGCGCGAGATAATCGAGGGAGTCTACCCATTGGCCCAATACATATATGAACGAGGGTCGAGCGAGACGACCGCGCGCTATCTCGTCTATACAACTGTGATTATGATGGAATTAGCGTTTAGCTTCGTAAATCGCGTGGCGAATATGACGTTTGAAAAGGTGTTGGATCGAACGCCTCTCACCGCGAACTGGCGCATGGTGAATTACAAACCAATGTCGCGACTTCACAGGGCCATGGCAAATGTGGGTATCGTCGAACCGCGTCTGCTAAAATCACAAATGAACAATTGGAGGAATAAGGCACCGAGTATGAATCCATTATCTCTCTTGCTCGGTGGGACCGTGTTCCGCATTCCGATGTGGTTAACGTACGGTGTCGTGAAGCCTGAAATCTTTTTTGCAAAGTCGTCGATTCTTGGAGTGTATTCGGTCGTGTTCGTGATGCGTTTGCTAGATGCGCTCATGCTTCAAAAACGCAACCTCGCCAATGCCGCCAATGTGGGGAAAAACATGGCAGTCACCAATCTCAAACGAGTGCGGCGTGTGTTCAAGACTGCATGGGATATATTGATGAAATTGCTTCAGCTTCAAAAATCAATAGATGAAGTATATGGACCCAAAGTAAAAGGTGTTACATCTTTCATCACTTCGGGATTGAAGGCGATGCTTAAGGTGAATGATCTCGAGAAAGCGCAACAACTACTGTTTCCTCCCACGAGTACATTGGCACTTCCTAGTACTTAAATAAATTGACAATCGCCCCGCACGCGTCCACATACTCACCCTCCGTGATTGTGCGTTGGTTTGCGACGTCGAGAACGGATTGTATCTTCCTGAGCGAAGCGGTCACATCTTTCTCGACGCGTCGTTTACCCGTGTCTTCGTCGAAATACTTTTCATAGAATTTATGGATCGACCCCGTAAATTCCATGTAATCGTCGCCGAGCCCGTCGGGGTTAAACTCGCCTTCGCGCAGAGCCTCGAGTAGTTCCACCGCTATGTCCATCCCCTTTGCTATGGCCGTGCACGTGTATCGCCACGCTATACAAACGGCGGGATATCCGGTGATTCCCACGCGCCCCCATTCGGAACTCTCGTGGTCTATCGTATAGATCAAACCCCTACAGAGTGCGGAGATGGTGTCGTCATCGACGTGGACATTTTTTGGCGTATTTGAGACACCGTGTATTGTGAGATCGACATCCTCCATGTACGGTGCCGCCACCCACTCATCTTGTAATTTTTGAAATTTACACATGGGTCTCCGCGCGTCGAAGAGTGAGGTCACGCACATTTTTTTCCCAAATATGGGCACCTTCCGTGAAATTTCACTCTGAACCCTAGATCGCGTGAAATTTCACACGACCCGTCGCCGAACCTTCTTTTTCCCACCCGCGGCGCATGCGCGTCACTTCGCGACGCGTGACGACGATGACGGAACACGAATCCGACGGGTTCGAGCGCGCGCTCAAACTCGCGGAGGAACGCAAGTTCGACGAGCTCCTCGAGCACCTGCGCGTCGACGACCCGCGATATGGGTGTCTGGTCGACACGTGTGTGCGCGACGAGCGCCTTTTGCCCGTGTGCGCTAGGGCCGGGGTGCAGGCGCTTGATGTCATCGAGCTTCTCGTCGAACACGGGGCGGAGAAACGGCCGTTGTTTCAAACAGCGGCGTTTAACGGCCACGTGAATTTGCTCGACGTCGCGTGTGCGCGAGGGTGGCTACCAACGTGCCAATCGCCCCAGTGGACGTATATCGACTTGATGACAAGTGTCGCAGACAGTGCTGCCGGTGCTGCCCTGGACGAGGAGCGGCTGACTATCGTTCTCGAGTGGCTCGATACAAGCCGAACTTATTTTCATGTCGATTGCGGTGACATGGACGTCAAGGAATGCACTGTCACTGCGATCATTCAAGTGCTTTGTGGTCAATGCATCGGCGCGGCTGATTTCCTCATAAACCGCTTCGTAGATTTCGATTTGTGGGATATGAATTTATTACAGAGGGGTGTCGAAGAGGTGATTGAATCGGGTGCGATGGAATCTTTAGATTATCTGTGCTCGATCGCACGCGTTCGAAAAGACCTCGGAGGGAAAGAAGAGTACATCCTCGAACAAGTGCAACATATACTGGAGGAGGGCGCACCGGATGCGCTGTATGATTGGCATGGCGTGGACGATTGGCTTCGAGAAAGACGTAAAGAGGGTGCTCGGATATACCTGCGGAGCGCCATGTCGACGCTGGATACAGTCAAAGAAAACCTACCAGAGGGTGCATACTTGCAGATTGTCACCTCTTTGCAAAAATTGTACGAAACAATGTAATTACACATCATAGAATAGAAATACTTCCTCTAAGAGATCGGCGTTTTCGTCTCGTTCGATACGTTTCGTTTGTTCGTCTATGCACCGCGAGAGCTCATCCAACCGCCTCGACATTTCATTCGTTCGTTTGGCTCCCTCGAATCGAAGAAACCCATGACGCGTTTACCGTCTGCGTCGACGTACGAATCTGGATTGAATCGAATGAATACCCATTTCCCACCGAACGCCATCGCGAGATCGTTGTATCGCGCCTCTGCCTCGTCGCGGTACGATTTGCCTTTGTGTTGGCCCTCGTCGACCTCGACCGCTAACATCGTGCATCCTATGATTCGCCTGAAATCGACGCTCCGTCGGTGGTCACAATCGCAGCTCGTGAAGAGGGATTGATTATGGACGAACGCGTCGCCGTAACGTGTCACGAGAAAGTCGCGGACGGCTATTTCCCGGGTCTTCGCTCTGATGTTCTGCGTCCTTTCATCCAATGGGAATAGATTTCGGAAACAGTGGGTACAATACCAATCGTATTCGGGGCTCGATCGCGTCTCGCAGTGTTCTGATTTGCAAACTGGGTGTTGCGCGTCGACCATGTGTAGCTTTTTACATTTTTTGCAGTGTGTCGGCGGTTTGTATCGATCGAGGCCGAATGTTGGTTGTTTTTTACCACAGACCGTGCACATTTTGTCCTTGACGTTAAACATTTGGTTCGTTTTACACGAGGCACAATGCGTCGATTTGCCGCGCTCGAGACCGAACGTTGGTTGCTTTTTATGACACACCGAACATAGTTTGTCCTTGACGTTAAACATTTGGTTCGTTTTACACGAGGCACAATGCGTCG